CCAGGGTGGACTTGCCGGAACCGGAGGCCCCGACTATCAACCCGATAGACCACTCCCGATCCTCGACAGGAAGCACCGAGTTCCACTCATGGCGGATTTTCTCATCTGAAAACTCAAACATCCCGCGAACCTGCTGGACGCGGAAACTATCAATCACGCTGGATTCCCTTACAATGTGGCAAGTCGGCATTTGTATCCTTTCTCCGTTAGAATGTCGTAAACCTGTTTCTGCTGGTCCTCGTTTTCAAGCTCCGCAATGACCTCGAAGACGCTTGGAAGCTCTTTCTGGAATTGCTCCCGCTCCAGTTTCTTCGCCATGGCGGCAATCTCGCTTTCCGAGAATCCTAACAACTCGCAATCAAAATGCTCCTCCTTCAATCCAAGGATTTCCGCCTCAAGCATCGCCTCGTCCCATCCGGCGTTCATGGCGAGCTTGTTGTCCGCGAGGATGTAGGCCCGGCGCTGGGTGTCGGTCAGGTGGGTCAGGCGGATGCATGGCACCTTGTCCATGCCGAGCGCTTGCGCGGCGAGAACGCGGCCATGACCGGCGATGATGCCGTTCTCCGCGTCGATCAGGACGGGATTCGTGAAGCCAAACTCCCGGATTGACCCGGCGATTTGCCCGACTTGCGCCTCGGAATGCGTGCGGGCGTTGCGGGCGTAGGGGATCAGCTTGGCGGTGGGCAGGGTCTCGATTTTCATGATACTTGGGATTTGGGGTGGTGCATGAGGGATGGCCGGGCGACGCAGCCCGATGGACTTGCTAGCTAACAAAAAAGATTCCTTACGGGGGGTATTTTCTGATAGCTAACAGAAAATCTTGATAGATAACAGAAATAACAGAAAATAACAGAAATGGCGTTCATTTGTTGTTAGCTATCAGGTTTTGACAGGTTTTTGGATAGATCGTGCCTCCCATTGATTCGTTGTGGCGCGTCCAGGTCGAGGCAGTCAGCCCATCCCTCGGTATCCTCATGCGCGTAGTGCAGCATCCCCGCCGACCTCATGGCACGCACGGCAGAGGCCAGCAATGCCAGTTGCAACGAATGGAACGGGCATGGTGGCTGTGCCTTGCGTTGAAAGGTGATGGAGGCCGGCGCGTGCTCGATGAACATGGCGAACACCTGACGCTTGCCCCGTGCGATGCCCCTGCTTGATAGGAACGCATCGAGCGCCTTGCCTGCCTCTCGTCCTAACGCGGCCTCGTCTTTGGGCAACCTCTCGCGCCTTTGGTCCCTCGTTAGCTCGCCCGCCTGTGTTCGTGCGTTCGCGTGTCCGTGCTTCGGCATGGACATTGCTTTTAGGACAATCGTGCTGAAACGCAAGCATAATCTTGCTAGGCTGGCAAATGGTCGTGACAGGGTTGTTATCATGGATTCGGAGAATCGGCTGGCAACCCGTCCTCATTTGTCCAAAGCATCATGCTCTGGCAGTCTCCCCTAAAATAATCAGGAGCGTTGGCGGTGAGCCACCATTGCCACATATCCTCTCCGGTCTTAAACTTGGCGTGATAGCGCGGCTTTCCGTCATTCCTAGGAATGTCTTTGTAAGTTTCCCAGTTCTTGATGATCGCCCGCTTCCAGTTGTCACGATACCTCGGCCAGCGTTCAAACTCCTTGGCTTGGCTTTGCGGATTGAGTGGACATCCGACGCATCCAAGGCGCGACCATCCCTCGTCATACAGGGAGCAATACGGCACGCCCTCAGACCGGATGAACTCCCATACATGCGCGTCCGACCAATGGACAATTGGGCAAGTTGCAATGTTCTTGTTTGCGTCAAGACTCACTTCTGACCATCTTCTGAGCCTGCCCGCGCTTTCAGAACCGCGAACTCCAATGATTATCGTTCTCCCGTTTCCTCCTTGCTCCTTATATTCCTCACAACACCATCTGCCAGCCCTTGTCGGAGGAACTTTTTTGCAGGTTGCCACCCTAGCCATCATGCTCCCGTTTTTTGGTTGGTTCCATCGAACATCCGCATGATGGACCTTGATGAATTTAACAAGTTCCGGCGGGTCAATCGTCGTGTTGTTATACCACGCGTCGAAGCGCACACCCGCCATTTCGGCAAGTCTCTTGATGACCACTGAATCCTTCCCGCCACTGAATGCGAGATAGTAACCATCGTCTGGTTCATTCTCTCGAAGCAATATTAATGCACGATCAATCCTCTCTTGGTGGGTCATTAGGTCCACAAATTCGCTGTGAGTTGGCTCGTATCCCGGTAGTAATTGTTGTTTGTGGGTTGTCATTGGTCAGTCCTCCGCAGGTTTCCGGTCAGTTCCCATTGTTATGCCAGTCATTCCCGTGTCGATTGGCGTATCCTCGTCAACCATCGTCAGGGACGCGCCGTGGTGCCAGATGAACAAGCCACATTCGTCGCGCTCGTAGACGCCCCTCTGGATGCGCCCCGGTTGGTCGGGATAGCCCTCCCGTGGATGGTGGTGATGCGCCTGCACATGGATGTGCGTCACGGTTTCCGGGATTGGCTGGTCGGGATCAAACGGCCCGCCGATAAATAGCGTTGGCGTTTTCATGGTTTTGATCTTTTCTTGTAGCCTTGAAACCTCTCCCTGAAGTTCGGCCACCTCTTTCTCCAAGAGTATCGTCCTAATGTTTGTCATGGCTTGAATTCTACGGTTGCTCCGCATTTGTCCGTTTCCCACACGGTGACCTTCGACACTTCGGGAAGATGTCGTTTGGCGTATATGGCGATCATGGCAGCGATGCTTTCCGCCGTGGTGTGCGGCAGCATCTCCACCTCGTTGAGACAGGTGTGGTCGAGTTTGTCGATGATCGGGTGAACGACCTCCTTGATGTGGTGGAAATCCACCAACATTCCCGTGTCGTCGTCCACGGGGCCGGCGCATTCGACGCGCACCTTGTAATTGTGACCGTGCATCACGGAACATTTATGTCCCGGTATTTCCAGCCTATGGGCGGCGCTAAAGTAAAAGTCCCTGAATACTGTTGTTTTCATGTTTTTTGTTTTGTTGTTGGAGAAATTGTAATTGTTGTCCGATGCCGAGTCCCTCCATGGGACGTTCAGTCATCCATTCATCGTTGATCCATTCGCAGTATCGGTTTCCTGCCAGCAGGACGATGCGTTCCGATTTCCATGGGGTGAGTTGCCCTCGCACCATGTCGCACCATTCGCGGCGTTTTTCGGCTGGCATTTCGTTGAGCGTCACGTCGTAATCCCTGACAAACTCATCCGGCATGATCAGACCATGCTTCGCGGAAAGGATGGCCCATTCGTCTCCCTCTCTTTCCGCATACGTCCGCGACTTCTTGAATAGATCGGACTGATACAGGTCCATGGCTATTTGCTCGCCTTTCAGCTTTGGTCCGCAGCAAGCCACTAGCACCAACGTCTTTCGCATGGCGATTTTTTGCGCCCGCATCAGCATGTTCAGATTGTGCGCTGCGCGTCCCATGTTGTGCTCGTTGGACCCGTAGGACCGTGTGTCGATGCCTTCCTCCATCAGAGTTGCACACGCTTTGCAGTGGCATTGAGGAGCGACGATGCCGACGTCATCCACATTGCCGGGGCGGGCCGCCTGGTGTTTGCTCAGTTTCTCCCCCTCTTGCGTGAAGAATGCGCCCCCGGTGAACGCCTGCTTGAAGTGCGACGATCCGTCTGCGGATTGGATTCCTATTTCGCGCCACATCCGCATGTAGTCGGGTGACGATAACCCAAGGACATGCAACCAAACTTCCGGCACGGAATCACGGATTGCGCGAACCCATGACACGACCAGTTTCTTTTGACTGGCCCTAGCGGCAAGTCCGCCGATTGCGATGTACCGGTATCCAATTGATGCCAACCATTTCGCGTGTTCCACACGTTCATCCAGATTCATCCCATGGACACACGCCATCGGTTTCATGTTCGGAGGGCAGTCGGTCAGGAATAGTTCCGCCTGTTCTGCGTTCCATTTGCGGCGATATTCTACGTCCGATCCTTCGATGAGCATGTGATCCGGCGCGATGACCATGGACCCCACCGGGGCATGTTCGGCATACGATGCCGCCACTTGCTCGGAGTTTACAGGAGGGATCTCGGCATCCTTGTATGACCACGCCCCACAATCGTAGATCATCGGCTTGCCCTGTGGCGGATCCTTTCGCCGGTATGTGAGAGATGTCAACCACCCGTCCGGTTGCTCATCCAGATACTCCCAGAATGGGCGTTTTTCGCCGTGGCGTTTGATGTAGTCTTGGTTGCTGACTACCCCGAAATACAAAGGCATGGTTTTCATGGTTTTTTGAGGATTCTCTTGATGATTTCTTGGCATTCACTCCCCTTGGACGGCAGTCTCCGGAGTTCGATGCATGCGTTAAAGACTTGGACCATAACGCGCATTTCGTCGCGCTCGCACATGAACCTATCCGACATGCGCTCGTGCTTGATTTGATCAGCGGTTAGTCGCTTGATTTCCTCGCGCAGCTTGGCGAGTTGCTTACGGCGCAGGCATCGTTTGATTCTTTCGGGCGTTGTCATGGCTTCTCCAATGCTTTGAGTTCGTGCTTCAGGTCGTCAAGCTGTCGGGCGTAGGTCATGTTCCGCAGCGGGTCAAGGCAGCAAATTGGCGACGGCCAGAGTTTTGCTCGGGAGGCTTGGATCCGCTTGATGTCCTTTAGGATGGCTTCGGCGGTTCTCATGGTTGTCATTGGTTGGATTGGCGGAAGCGTTGAAAAGGCGCATCTAGCAAAAGCGGAAGGAGTTGGTCGCGTTGCGCGTTGCGGAGTTTGCCGACCTTTATCCCGTCCTCGGCAATGTAGAGCAGCGCATCGGCGTCCTGTTCGATGGCGCGGCTTTCGCGGGTCTGGTTTTGCTCGTTGAGTTGGCTGGCGGTGACGACCGGGCATTGCAGATGCTTGGCAAGTTGTTTCAAGCTGCCGGATGCGCGGGCGATCTCCTCCTCGCGGCTCTCATTCTTGGTCCGGTGACCCCGGATGAGTTGCAGGTAGTCCACGACCACTAATGCCAGCTTCCCGGCGCTGTCCCGTATCCGCTCGGCTTCGGCTAGAATGCTGTCGGTCGTGATTCCCGCGCTGGCGTCGATCCATAGCGGCCAATCCTTGATCTTGGCACACGCCGTCTGGATCATTCTCAAATCGTGCGTTCCGGCGCTTTTCGGCAGCGTGACGCGGGAGTGGTGGACGCGGCCAGTGACGCAGACAAGCCGCCCGATGATTTCCCGCAGGTTCATTTCGAGGCTGAACATTGAGACGGCCTCACCTCGGGAAAGGAACGATTCGGCCAGTTGGATGATCAACACGGACTTCCCCCGTGACGGCTTGCCAGCCACGACCCAAAACTCGCCGGGGCGCATGCCTCCTGAGATTGCGTCGATACAGTCAATTCCGGTCGACTTGCCGGGAATGTCTCCCGCCGCGTGATCGGCCTCGAATCCGGCGATGAACTCGCCCGTTGCCGCTTTCGCATCCACCGACCGCTTTTTGCCCTCAAATGCCTTTCTAAGCGCGGCAAGACTGTTTTGGCATTCATTTATCGCTTCCTCGGCGTCTGGCGCTTCGGCAAGCCTCTGCGACGCGGCAAAGGCCATGCGGCGGGTTTTCATCTCGCGGAGCGTCTCCGTCCACCGTGCCCATCCGTCTGCGGTGTAAACATAGCCCGCGATGTCGGAGATGATCGCCGGCCCGCCAGCGCGTTCAAGCAGCCCGCTTTCGTTCAGCTTGTGGTAGAGGCAAATAACGTCGATCCCGCCTTTGTCGTCGCGTTCCATTTCGCCCATTGCTTCGAAGATGATCCTCGGCGCCGGATGGTGGAAGCTGGCGGCGTCGATCCCGTCAGCTTTGCCGCGAGCGTAGAGCACGGCGCTGCCCAACATGGCGCAGACAACGGCCTTTTCGCATTGGATGGAAGATGGGAGTTCGGGGATGGTGGTCATAGCTTGAAATCTTCTGCGCGTTCACCTTTCTTTCCGGGTGCTGGCAATTTGTCTTTGCGGTGCCATGTCCTGACTGCCGCCTGCCAATCCTTCATTGGCTGAGAGCCAACCTTCCATCCCTTGGATTCGTAGAAGTCAATGAAGCCGTCCGCATTGAGGAAAGGAGGGGTGAGGGTTTGGCCGTAGGTCAAAACCTCCTCCTTGGACGGCTTTTGGAATTTTGGCGCTCTCTTCTTCTTTTCTTCTGTATCTGTATCTGCTTCTGCTTCTGATATGTGCTGACATTGCTTATTGTGATTGACAGTCATTGACATGTCATTGACAGGCTTAGGGTTGTTCGCCCGCCATTCGGCCTGCTTCTTGCGGTTGTATTCCCGGCGCTCCTCGGCGCTCAACAGGGCGCGATACTTGCCGTGATTGATGAGCGACCACCCTCCGTCAATCTGGCGTATCCGCCGCCCCTCGTCCGTCTGGGTGCGGGAATGCATGTCGGGTGACGCAAGGCACTCTAGGCCCGCCTGACACTCTTCCAGATCGATTCCCGCCCGTCTCGCCAGCCCCGGCACCGAAGCCTGCACCTCGCCCCGCGAATCGCTCATGGCGAGCATGGTAATCCAGAGAATCCGCGTCCCGTTCGGTTCCTGCCAAATGGTTGAGTCGAGGATCGAGTTGAAGAGCTTTGTGAAACCAGCCATGCGCGTAGTGTGATGATTATTTCGCCAATGTCAAATTTTCGTCAAACGTTTTGCTGACTGTTACTTGTCAAGATCAATTCCCTGCCGTCCCTCGCCCGCGCTGTCAACCATTGCCAGGGAGGTAATGGACGCGGGGTTGGGATCGGCGCGGCCCGTCGGCACTTGCCGGGGGTCTGGGGAAAGTTTTCGGATGTCGCGCATGATGGCAACGCGGGCGGCTTTCTTGCGGTTAGGGACTTTCATGGCTGGTGTGTGTCTCGTATGAATGCAGCGATCAAGCCGTTGTCGCGATACCATTGATCGCGCTGTTCAGGTTCCAATTCACGCGGGTTTCCAAATTCTGCCAGCATCCACGCGGCGATTAGGTCTATCAATTCTTCCCGCGTGTATGCGGTTTTTGTCGGTTCGTAACTCATGGTCGGTTTTCCTTTCTCTCGGCCCGCAGCATGTCGGCCTGGTCTATCAAGCGTTCAAGCCGTTCCCGCTCCTCGTCCGGCTCGAGGTCGCGCCGTTCCTTCCACTCGGCAAATGCGCGTTCGTATCCCTCGTTCCACTTTCGCGGGTTGTATTTCCTTGGTGAATGTCCTTTGCTCATTTGGCCTCTATCAGTTCGGGTTGGTTCAAGATGTGCGGGTCGTTACTCGCGGTGAACATGTCGGATTGGCTCGTATCGCGCTCTATGCGGGCAACGGCGGCTGCGTAGTAGTCGGGGTCAATCTCGCTCGCCGTCAGATGCGCCCCAAAGTAGTGGCAGGCAATGGCGATCGAGCCGCTGCCAAGGTGCGTGTCGAGAATCTGCTGGCCGGGCTTGGCGTAGTTGGCGAGCAGCCAGCGGTAAAGCGCGACGGGCTTTTGGGTGGGGTGGATACGATGCTCCTTTTCGGCCATGTTGCCTTGCAGCATTCCCGCCCAGCGGAATTCAAACTTACGCACGGCGCTCTTGAAACTAGTCCAAGCCAGTTCGCAATCCGCAAAGTCAGATGTCCCGTTTTGCTTGTCCCACACGATCCAACATGGAGACGGCCATGGCATGCGGTCTGCAAAATGGTTTGCGCCGAAGATTATTTGATTGATGGAAACTCGGCGCAATTCCGCGTAGTATTCAGGCGGTGGAGGCTCATCATCATTCCCGGAAAACGCCTTGTAATTTTTTGCCACAGCCATCTTGCAGCGTGTGTGATTGCTTGCGCCGCTCTCCCCAATCCCATACGGCGGATCAACAATCGCCAGATCAAAATGCTTGTCGGGAAACTCCCGCATCAGGTCCATGCAGTCGCAAAGTCGGATGTCGAGCGTTCCGATCATGGTCCGTGGCTCCTAGTTCCGAATTCCGCTATCAAAAGCGCATCCGCAGTTGCGTGCGTGACTTTCATCGACGGGAATAGCTCCTGCGCCCGGCGCTTGCTGACGTTCTTGTCACCTTTCGTCAGGCAACCGAGCGACTTCTGCCACTTCTGCGGACTGACCCTTTCAAACGGTATCCCTGCCGCTGTCAGCGCCATTTCCAGATGACCGAATCCTTGGCCGAATGTGAAGGCCGATGTGACGCCCATCTGCGGCGATGAATGGACTTGCTCGATATAGGCCTTGCAAAACTTCCACTCACCCTTGATGGACATTATGAGGTCGTAAAGGTCTTGCGGTGTTTCCGGCATTTTCTCAACGCATGGCTTGCCGTTTGTTATCCATGCTATTCCGCCGGACTTGCCGGGATCGATTCCGATGATTGTCATATTGTCTTGTGTTAATGTTAGGTTAGAACAGCCCGTCACACTGAACGCTTTGCGTCGGTGGACTGGATGTTATGCAAGAAATCAGACGCCCACCGCCTCACGGACTTGTAAGCCGTCGATCCGCAGAGCAGATGTTGACTGGCCGCGTTTTTTTCTTCGATGATTTCCGATATGTGGCGCAATGCTCCTTGCCGCAGGTCGATCATGTCCGATAGTCGCCGCATGTCCTTGGCGTGAATTTTCGATAGGGTGGCGAGCATGTCTTTTAAGTGTCGGTTTTCTTCCTCGAGCGAACCTTTTTTGGAGTCGTCGCGCTTTTTCCATGCGAGGTATTCACGGTATTTCACACACGGCGGGCACTGACATTCAGACGCAGAACAAGGTGATGAAGGAGACGCCTTGCACATTGGGCATCGCTCGAAATATGCCGCTTTATATTCCTCGCCGCATTGTTCGCATATCATGGTTTGCGCTCCTTATCTTTGATGTTCTCAAACTCCTCCCGCCATTTTGCCGCCAGTGCGATTTCATGACGGCGCATTTCCATCGCCAGCAAAAGCAATCCGCGTTCCAAATTGTCGGTGAGGTTGTCGCGCTCGACCGTTAGAAGCAACGGCGGGAGGTTCGGGTGGAAGCTGAAGAAGTCCCATCTATCAAGTCCGGTGACGGCCATCGAAGCATGAACTTGGCAGACGTATTCGTTAGGCAACACGCCTTCCCGAAGGTAGCGAAGATGCGTCTTTCCTTCCGGGCATTTTATTTCGAGGCCGCGTTTTGGCAGGCTCCACGTTTTGGCGGAAACCAAACCATCCGGCGAACACCCAAACTTGCCGCAGTCGTGCAGGATAAACCCGACAGGTTCAACGGTGTATCCCGTTCGCCGCTCATAATCCGCCAGCGCAATCGGCTCCATTTCCGTGCCGCGCTTCGTCCAGAACGTGTCAAAATCCGGTGGCCTATCATCGCCGTCCGCTTGCTCTCCCATGATTTCATCAATGAGCGCCTGCGCCGGGTCCACAAGCCGCCTGTAAGCGTCCGCGTTCGGCAGGATGGACAAAAGGTCGTCACGCTTGGTTAAGCCCTTGTAGGCTATCCCTTGCGCGTCCAACGCCGACTTGATTTCTGGCACGGTCAGACAGATGCCAAACGGCTCGGCGCAAAACATGCCGACGCGGGAGGCGGTGATGACACCCTTGCGGATTTCAAACCACTCTGGCGAGCGTTGGGGGAAGTCGAAGATTTTCATGGCGTCTCCTTTCTCGCGGCAAGCATGGCGTCGGCATAGCCATAGCAGTCCCGCGCAACGTACTCGGCAAGGTAGCAGCCAGGTCCGGAATTTCTCCCCGCGAGATATCCATGCATTGCCATCCCCGCGAACCAGTCGCGCAGGGTCATGCCTTCATGCCCGAGCGGAGCCTGCGTGAAGCTGCCAGGCTGCGTGACGATGGTATGAATTACCGGGAACGCCGGCCCTCCGTTGTCTTTCATGGCTGGTCCTCCGTTTCTTTGCCACTCCAAGTCGCGTCAGGCGCGTCTGCGGTGGTTTCGGCGGCTGGCATATCCAGATCGTCCGAGAGAGCGGCTAGCGGCACGCCAGGCCCGCGAAACGGGTTGCTGGCGGATGGCGTCACATTGCGGACGGTGGTTCTGACCGAATCTACGTCAACGTCGAAGGCGTCTCGCACCTCGACGGACAGCGGGAGCCACTTGGAAGCACGGCGGAACACCGTCTTTTTCGCCATCTCGTCGAAGTCCGTGACCCATGGGCCGGATGATCCAGCCTTTGACCGCTTGCGGATCGCCTCGCATTCGTCGCGGGTCATCACCTCGTTTTTCTCCGTGCCGTCCTTGAACTGGACGATGACATAGTAGGCATACGCCTTGCCGCGTGGCTCCTTGTATTCGATTGCGTGCGAGGTGATGCGCCCCCGGTCAACCGTGAACGAGTCGTTTTCGCAGACTTTGTCGGCGTGGATGCTGCTAACAAGGCCAGAGCGCATGACGAGTTCGGCAATGCCCTTGTAATCCAAGATCAAGGTGCATTCCTTGCCGTAGGGTATGAGATGCGCCCGGCGTCCGTCCGGTTCGATTCCAAGCGCGGACAGGTCCAGCAAGCATTTCATAAAGCTCTCCGGCGTGCATTCCTGCAACTTTGGAGTGCGCGTCAGGGCGGTGATAGCGATCCGGCAGAATCGTTCCGCCGTTAGATGTTTCGGCAAGGCAAGCGCGAATTGCTCGCGCATCTTGTCGCTGTTAACAAGGGCTTTGAGTCCCTTCGGTTCAGTGGTTGTCAGCTGTGTGCTCATGGTGTTATTTCAGGTTGAGAATTTCGAGGGTTTCGGGGCGCTTGACTTCGCGGGCTGCGAGTCCAGCGATGATCACCAAGCGGTTCTTGCGAGGGCCGGCAAGGATTAGGCGTTGGGTTTCGAGTGACGGCCCGTCCATCGGATAACGTTTCGGCCTTTTCATGGTGTTTTGGGTGAGAGTTTGTCGGCCTCCGCCAGCAGGTCGGCGGCTTGGGCGCGGAGTTTGGAAGCAACGACTTCCGGCGTATCGGCGGCGTGTTTCTCGAAGCACTCCTCGAAGGATGCGCCATAGGTGACGTTCATGGACATGTTGGTGTATAGCTCAAAACTAACGGGCTTTGGGTAACTCTTGTTAGCGTTCAAGCAGATTGTAAGCGATGCGTATGGATATTTCTCATGCGCCTTGGCAAGCATCGCCTGCATGTAATCGACTATTTCTTGGTGTGTTATCATGGTGTTGGTGTTGGTTAGAATCCGTGGGTTTTGACGAGGCGGATGATTTCGCAGGCGGTAAAGGCGATTACCGCGACGGATGCTAGAGCGACTGCCAGAAAGCAGCACAACTCCAAGGTCGTCAGACGGTGCGGGTCCAAGCCGTCAACGATGCGCTCGACAAAGGCATCACGCGCCTGCCGCTCGTCAAGCTGGCGCTGATAGTGTTTGGAGAACTCCGCATCGACTGCGGCTCTCTCATGCATTTTGATTGCGAACTCGACGCTTTGCGCGTCAATGTCGGGTATGTGTTTCATGGTGTTGGTGTTTCTTGTTTTCTGAGAGCTTCAACCCGCCTTTGCAGCGCGGCTTTTCTCGCCGCCAGCCAATCCCTGTCCTGAGCTATCACATAGGCCGCATTGGATATACCAATGATCGCCTCGCACAGGTCCAGGTCGTAACCGGCAACGGCTCGGTCGTGGAATATGGCCGGTTCTTTTTGGTGGGGTTTCATGTCCAGAGTTCCAGGGTTTTCAAGAACGCTTCGGCCCGTTGCGCGGCGGTGGCGTGAATATGATCCATGTGCGTTTCGTTTCCCGCGCAGAAACAAGCGGTTTGCAAGTGTGTGACGTATTGAAACCACTGCGACCTGTCATAGCTGTCGAATATCAGTTTCTCCGCTTCATGCATGGCGTTGAGGTCGTTGAGGTAATCGGGAATGAAAGACCATTTCCCATCAGGTCCGCGTGCAAGATATTGAATTGTATCAGGAGTGAACTTTGTCCACCTGCAGGCTTCAGCGATTGCTATTCTTTGTGCTTCTGGTTTCATGTTAGGTTTCCTTCCAGTGTTCCATTTATTCTCTAACTTTCGCTTGGGGACTGCGTTTTAACCGGCGGCGTCAACACCTGCACCGGAAGGAAAATGTCGTCTATGATTTGACTCGCTAGAGTCGCGGCGTGTTGCGGCGAGTAAACACCGTTTTCGCAGTTCCAGCGCAGGTCTATCATTCTCTCGCGGGCAACGCGCAAGGATTCGGCCATTGTTCCGAGGCCTCTGCTGGTTATGGTGTCGGATTTGAAGTGTTGGATGTTCATGATTTAAGAAGCGTTTGAATTATGACCGCCGCCGATGCGATGCTGACAAGGATGCCAAACACCATCACCGCGAACCAAAAGAGCATTTCGCCGTTCCATTTCATGGCATCAGGGTTTCCTTTTCCGCACATGATTCCAGCGCAAGTCTGGCATACGCGCTTTCAGTTAGGTGCATCCGGTTGCTGGCGGCGTGGATTTTCTTGCGGAGTTCGTGGCTCATCTGAACCGCCAGAACGGATAGCTTCGGGACTCTGGGATGCTTGCTAGGGTTGGTGCGTCGTTTCATCGCGTGGTCGGTTGACAACGCAAGAAAACACGATTCTTAAGAAAATCGCAAGAAAAACTTTACAAGGCTCGGCGGAAAAACGCGCAAACCTATACGGCTCTAGGAAATAAATCGTCTATCCGCTAGGCCGATTTCAGCCGATCGTGGCCTCGAAATTGCACGCCAAGCGCAAATTCGCCATCGGAAACGCGGGTCCGGGGTCGGTTTTTCTGGACGGCGCGATGTCTTCATGGCCTATCAGGTCGTCAAGGTTGTAGCGTTCGACTAACAACTTGCTAACCATTTCGCACGCGGCGAGTTGGGCGGACGGGTAGCACTCCCATTCCGTTAGCGGCCCGCCGTTTTTGTGGCGCATCGTCACGCTGCGGAATCCCGGCTGCTTTCTCGCCCATGACAAAGCGCCCTTGTCGTCTCCAGCATTCGCCAATTCGATTCCGATAG